GCTTATGGAATCAGAAGGACTCGATATAGACTTGTTTGAGACTGAATTCGATATAGATATAGCAGATATAGACATTGACGATGACTTCGATGAGGAAGATGAACTACTAGAAGATGAACAAGACGAGCAAATAGACGAGCCACTCAAAACTGTAAAATTAGTCCACAATGACATAATTAGGCTCAAAAATAACATCTTCGATATTGAGCTTGTCTTTGCTTCTGCTAATGGAAAAGAATTGACTAATGGGCACGATTTTGAGTTTGTGGAGAGCGTAAAGAAAATAAGTAAAGCAATTAAGCACTGCCAGATGTTTCTCAATGGGAATCCTGTGCAGTTTGTGGATATTGCAGAAGGAATTTAGGTATGGCAGTGCAAATTAGTGGTGAGAGCAAAAATGAGATTATAGCAAAGATTCAGGAAGTTAAGTCTAGAAAGTTGCAAGCAGAATTTCATCCATTGGAAGAAGGAGCTTTGTGGAGGTTCTGCCAATATATTATGCCAGAGTTTTTTACCGATGGCAAGATACCTGTGATGCGTGCAAGTGAAGTTATGAGGAAATCATTATGTTTTGCGATGGGGTATGATGGCTATGATGATTATGCCAAGATAATGATGACATTGCACCCAAGATTCGGAAAGAGCCTTCTAACGTCATTTGCTTGCGTGATGGGATTAGGATATAATGACAGTCGGTCTATCATGCGAAACACATCGACTTCCGATTTGGCAGAGAAATTCAGTCGTGATGTTCGTAATTTCATTCAGTTGGAATATGAGAATGAACAAACTTTCTGTCAGAAGGGTTTGGAAGGGAAGCAGTTAATTAATAAGAAAATAAACGATATATTCCCGAATATGCAGTTGTCCACAGATAAGCGTGCATTATCCAGTTGGGCGTTGAAAACAGCTTATGACCTTAGCTATCTGTGTGCTGGCGTAGGAGCTACTATCGTTGGTAAGGGTTGCGACTTACTTGGTATCATAGACGACCCATATAAGGGAGTTAAAGACGCTATGAACTCGAAGGTGACAGACGACCTTATGAGTTGGTATGAGGGCGAGCATAGACGCAGATTTGACCTTAATAAGAATGTTGCAGAGATTATCATTATGCAAAGATGGCACGATGACGACTTCTGTGCCAGATTATTGCAGACAGATAGTGAGATTAATCTTATAGAGTTTGATGTTGAGAAGCCACTCGGATTGAGAGATGACGACTTTGATAATGTTGAATCATATTGCGAAGCTGTCATTTCCACAAAAAGGTTGCGTCAGATTAAGAAAGGTATGTATAGTAATGGAGAAGGCAATCTGTATCAGGCTGAGTATCGGTCTAAGACAAAGGCAGGCAGTAAGGCAATGTTCGCACCGGAAGATTTGAAAAGATATTCTTTAGCAGACTTAGAAAAGATTAAGCAGTCAGCAAATTATAAGGTTGGTGTTCTGGACTTCGCAGATGAGGGTGAGGACTTCCTATGCTCTATTATTGGATTATTACATGAAAACAAGTGGTATATCCTTCCAAGCCTGATTTTCACCAAGGAAAGCACAGATATTACTCGTGGTATGGTAGCTAATCAAATACTCGCTGAAACACCTGTAAAGCACACTTTTGAAGCTAATAGTGGTGGCAAGGGATTTGCTGAGCAGGTAGAGGAAATTATCAAACCTTATGGATTGCAAGGTATAGTTTCGTACGAAAGAAACGACTCCAACAAGCATACAAGAATCCTAACATTTGAGGGATATATCAAAGAGAATTTTGTATTTTTACAAGAATCGGAAATTAAACCCAACTCTCCGTACTGGTGGTTTATGTATCATCTAACTAAATATAAGCGTGATGCAAGCTACAAAAAAGACGATGCACCTGATGCTTTGGCTCAGTTGGCAAAACAGGTTAGAATAAATTATGGTTGCTCTTTTGGGCGATTGTAAAGAAAAACCTTGACATTTCTTTTGCAAAAGGATATAAGTGTATTTATGAATGAAATAGTACAATTATTTACATACGAGCAAAGCTCAAAAAAACTTGAACTCATAAAAGAGTACAGAGACGATGTATCTGAAAAAAAGACTCTCCTTTCTACTCAATTCATCTCAACAATGGGGGTGCAGGGCATAGTTGCACCTCCGTTTAACTTTGATTATGTAGCGAGTCTTTTGAATCAGAATGTGTATCATAAATTTTGTATAATGCTCAAAAGAGATTTGAGTGTGGCTTTTGGCATTGACTTCAATAATTACAAGAACGTTCCGAAGCGACTCAAAAAGTTTCTTGATTCTCCAAACAATAATTTTGGTGATGACCTTAGTAGTATTATAGAAAATAGTGTTTACGACTTGCTTGTATTTAATAGAATTACAAATGAGGTCACTAGGACTTCTGGTGATGGGGTTGGTCTTTATCATGTGAACGCACGCAATATGTATTTAAAGGTTTCTGCTGACTATCGCAAGATTGTGTCATATAAGCAGATTTTTGGTGGGGCACAGGCGGTTGGGGCAGATTATCCGGTTTACAAATTAGGGAAGAATTCGCTAGGTTCGTCAATGCTTGCAAGAGAAATGTATGACCCGTCATCAGATTTCTATGGCGTACCATACTATATGCCAGCACTGGAAGCTATCATCTATACTAAGCTTATAGAAGATTATATTGGGTCATTCTTTGAGAATAATGCAAGACCTGACTTCATGGTTATTGTGACGGGACAAGCTATGAGTCCGGCACAGAAAACCGAGTTAGGAACGCAATTAAGCACTCTTAAAGGTGTTGGGAATGGTCACAAGGCTCTCTATATGAACTTCGAGAATCCGAATGTCAATGTCGTTATTAAGGAATTATCCAGACCAGTTGATGAGACATTTAGGAATACCAAGATTGATTATAGGGATGCAATGGCAACAATGCATGGAGTTCCACCTAAAATATTAGGGTTTGCTTCTGGTGGTTCAGGTCTTGGAGGTGGTACAGACAGTATTGGTGCTTTGAAGACACTTGTCGATGTTATCATCCCGCCTATCCAGAGTAAGATTTGTAAGTTCTATAATGCATTTTTCGACAATGAATTCGGATTCAATCCACAGATGACAATGCGAAAAGCAAATGTGTACAGTGATAAGGATTTGGCAATCATAGCTGATTTACTCAAAAAAGGCGGAATTATGACAACAAACGAGGCTAGACATATGAATAAACTGCCACTGTCTAATTCGCCTGAAAATGACCAGCTTTTGCAATCAGACAATAGTAGCACAAATTTGGGAATCGAGCAGGACAGTATATTTAATATTGACCAAGACAAGAACTCTGCTTTTAGTAGTCAGAGCAATCGGTCTTTAGCAAAAGGAGAATAGAATGGCAAGAGAATTAAGAGAAGTTACCGCTACTCACGTTTCTATTGTGAAGAAAGCGGCTAATGGAAAGAAATTCTTATTGACTAAATCTGATGATAATAAAGAGGCTTTCGAGCTTAATGTTGACAGAATTATTGTTAATAAGGATTCTGAGGAACAGATTGTGACAGGCATTGTATATTCCCCTGACGAAGTGGATTTGCAGGGTGATTTTATGACTGCTGACACAATCGAGAAAATGGCTTATGATTTCTTAGAGAATTATCGCAACATAGACAAGAACCACGATTATATCGCTGGCGAAGGAAGTGTTGTGGAAAGCTATATTGCTCCTGCTGACATCGAGGTTGGTGGCGTAGAAGTCAAAAAAGGGTCTTGGGTTCTCTCGACAAGGGTTACAGATGAAGTCTGGCAACTCGTTAAGTCTGGTGAATTTACAGGATTCTCTATTGGTGGCTACTGCAAATCGACTGTTGAGGTTGACAAGGGCATCAAGGACAAATTATATGAAGTGGCAAAAGGTCTGTTTGGCAAGCAAACTGTCGAGAAGGATTTCAATGAGGAATTGACCAATAGACTGAATAATAACTTCTGGGATGTGTTTAGAGTATTTGAAGATGCGGTTAATCACGACTACTGGAACACAGATGACAGCAAAGAAATGAAAGGCAAGATTCTGAAATCAATAATGCAAATGTACGAACACGTCTCAGGAATGAGTTTTGAACGAATAAATAAGGAGGCACAAGTGCCAGAAGATTTACAAAAAGAAATTACTGCTCTCAACAAATCAGTTGAGGATTCTGTTGCTGTTCTGAATGGCAAAATCACAGAATTGGCTAAACAGATGGAAGTTTTTGCAAAGATGTTCGAGCATCAGGCAAAATTAAATGAAGCAATCGAAAAGTCTCTGATTGAACGCCAGACTGCTGTTGGCATTCCTCAGACTAATGTTAAAAAAGAAAAAGAAGTACCTTTAGCTATGGGTATGGTAGCTAAATAAACAAGGAGATATAATGGAAAATTTAGAAAAATTACAAGATGCTTTCTTCAAGACAGGTTGTCTTTTAGAAAAAGCTGTACAGTCATTTGCGACACCAGAACCAGTTGCAGAAGGTGTAGAAAAATCATATACTGCACCTGCTTCCAACTATACTATCACTAACCAGAACATCGGTGGGGTGTTGCCTCCTGATGTAGCACGTTTATTCTTTACCACGGTTGTAAGCCAG